GAGGACAAATATGGGAACCACTTGACAAGCAATCTGAAATATATGCTCAAGAGTGGGAGACTATTAAAGAGAAGTGGAAAGCAAATGAAGAATAATCGTTTTGCCACTGACCCGGTCATATGAAATATACTATTGTTACTTCTTTCCCGATTAGTAATTGGGAAGTTTATGGAGAAAAGTTTCTCAAAAGTTTTATAAAATACTGGCCTACAGATATTAAGTTGTTGGTTTATTGTGATGGTTATCCTTTACCTGATGATGTTCCTAAAGCAAAGAACATAGAATACTTTGATCTATTAGAGAATGATGATCTCTTAGAATTTAAAGAACGTAATAAACAATTCAATGGTAAACAAAACCCCAATGGAGCTTATAACTTTTATGAAGATGCTATCAAGTTTAGTCATAAAGTCTATGCACAACACATGGCTTTCTATAAAGCAAAGGAAGATAGAAGTGATTGGTTACTCTGGTTAGATGCTGATAGTGTTACCTATGATTACATTACTCATGAGTTATTAGATGAAGCTCATAAGGTTAATGAAGATGGAGAATTACCAGACGTAACATTCCTTGGTAGAAAGAATGCTTATGCTACCTGTTCTTCTTATATTGGTTATGCTCTACAGAATGAGGTAACGCAAGTCTTTATAGAAGATTATGTAAACTATTATACTAGTGATGAAGTGTTAGCCTTACGTTCTTATGCAGATAACTTTGTATTCGATAGGCTACGTACCTTACATGAAGTACATGGTATGATAACTAAAGACTTTACACCTGACTGTGAAGATTTAGATGCCTTTGATATCTCTCCATTTGGAAATCATATTGTACATTTAAAAGGAAATAAAAAATATGCAGGTACAAGTTTCATTGGAAAGAATACAGAAGGAACTAGATACTATGATATCTGTAGAGTTATCGAACATTATGAACGAAAGAATCTTTTAGAAGTTGGAACTTGGAATGGAGAAAATGCATCAAGTATGATCCAATCTGCTTTTAATTCTTCTGATGAAGTTCATTATACAGGTGTAGATTTATTTGAAGAAGCTACTAAAGCAACTGATGAAAAAGAATTTAATGTTAAGAAACATTTTACTAAACGATCTGTAGAATTAAAGTTAACAGCTTTAGCTGAAGAGTATGCAAAGCTTAATAAGAAACTTACATTCTATTTAATGCAAGGAGATTCTAACGAGAAGTTAAAGATACTTAAAGACACTGCGCTATGTAAGACATATAATATTCAACCTGATTTTGTTTTTATTGATGGTGGACATTCCAGAGAAACTGTTACCAGTGACTATGAGTACTGTAAAAATATTCCAGTAATTATAATGGATGATTATTACACTGAAGATCCTGAAGGTGGTTTACCTTCTGAAGAATTTCTAGGAGTTAATAAATTATTTACAGATATCTTAGGTGGTACAGATAGGACTAGTAAAAAACAAAGACGCTTGATCATAGCTTCTTCTGATCCTGTAAAGGGTGGTGGTATTGTTAATCTAGTTATGATTGTAAACGATCCTAAACTAGGACCAGTACCAGAGTTTCATCGTGTACCTATTCAGGTAAAACCTAGAGATTGCGTACCACCAGATAACATACAAGATAATGTCGAAGCTAATATGAAAATCTTTGACGGGAAAATGGTAGATAGATATCATTGGCATGACGGTGAAGCTATTATCGTGTCGGCTGGACCGTCTATGGTAGATGATATAGAAAAGATTAGACAGTTACAGGACAAAGGTGGTAAGGTTATTTGTGTAAAGCATTCACATAATATTCTTATTGAGAATGATATTATTCCTTGGGGTTGTGTTATACTAGATCCTCGTCCCTTTGAAGGAACTTCAACTCATGGTATTGTACGCAAAGAACTACTAAAGAAACCGCATCCTGATACCAGATACTTCATTGCAAGTATGACTAACATTGAAGTAACAAAGTATCTTCATAAAAAGAAAGCACAGATTATAGGATGGCATGCTTATACTGGAGCATTACTAGAGCTAGAAGACTTACAAGGTGAACAACTTATAACAGGTGGAACTTGTTCTGCCATGCGTAGTGTAGGTCTTATGCATACACTAGGGTTTAGAAGCTTCCATATATTTGGTATGGATTGTGCGGCAGATGGTACGCCGGAAGATGTAGATGCTAATGATCTATATGGAAAACAGAAATGGATCAAGACAGGTATCATGGATGAGGATACTAATACTGAATATGTATTCTATACAACAGGAGAACTATTAGCTCTTGCTCAAGACTTTGAACATCTATTAGAAAAGGAAGGAGTCGATATGGATCTATATGTTTATGGAAGAGGTATGGTGCCTACCATCTTTAAAACTTCTAAATATAAAAACTTACCTATGTTTGGAGGTTCACCTTACAATGACTGAAGAACCACCTTTTCCTAATAATGTAGTTCATCTCCATCCTAATCGTAAACCTAAAATTACTTTAGATGTAGGTATAGGAGAGGCAGAGATGACTCCTGAAGAGCAACATAACTTTGTTCTTAGTTCTATGGATAAAGTTCAAGAGGAGATTAGGAATAACACTAACATTAAAGGAAGTTTTATATTAGCTTTCGGTGAAGATGGAACAACAGACAATTGGATAATGGGAGATATTAAGATAACATTATTGTATACAGCATTATCTTCTATTCAAAATGAGATACTAAAAATATTTAATGGAGCAGATACTAATCCATTTGAAGAGGTAGATTAAATCATGATATCACTTATAGGTTCACTGTTAGGTTTTGCTAGTGGAGTAGTTCCAGAAATAGTTGGATACTTCAGGAAACAGCAGGACCATGAATTTGAATTAGAATTGTACGCAGCCAAGGCTAAGTATGCGGAAGCTTTGACTGCTAATAAATTAAAGGAGCTTGATCTGAAGGCAGAGATACAAGAGTTAAAGTCTCTATATAAACATGATCAAACTTTAAAGACTGACAATAGTTTTATATCAGCCCTACGTGCGTCAGTCAGACCTGTCATAACTTATTTTTTCTTCTTCACATTTGTTGGAGTTGAGTTATCAGTTATATTTAATTTAGTTGAACCTGCTTTGATTGATAAAATTTGGAGTGATAATACAGCGGGACTATTTGCAGCCGTCCTATCCTTCTGGTTTGGTAGCAGAGCTATGTCAAAGGTCATGAGAAAGGATAAATGATCCTCGACGTTTAACTGTAAGCAGCTTCCTTCTATATCTCTGGTAGGCTACCCTAGAAAATAGAGAGATGTCTCTGTATGGGCTTTAAAATGGCACACAGAGCATTTAGCTGTTTTTCATACATAAAATGGGTTAATTATCTCTCCTTCTATTTACGAAATGATTCTTTAAATTCTAAATCTTTGATACGCTCTTCTAACACAGAAGCAGCGGTATTAAATCTACCACCGTCTTGATCCATTGACTTATAGATATCTTTTAATATACCTACCTCATGTTTCAAAACATCTATCTTATTTTGGATGTCTTTAATTACTACCACTTTGTTTTCTTCCCCAGCATTTACGCCATAGCCATGCATCTAAGTTACCGATACTTCGATGGAACCATCTAACTATTTCAAGTTTACAAATCAAGCACATTCTTTCTGTCCTGTATCAGGATCAAAGTAACAAGCAGTACCTTCCGGTTCGTTTGCTTCTACCTTATTAAGGATACCATATCTCTTTCCTGCTAATCTAAATGTAGTTACTCCTTTTAGACTTCCCTTCCAAGCTTTCGTATAGATATCTTTAAACTCAGGGAAGGTAACTTTATCTCCTACATTAATTGTTTTAGATATAGCACTATCAACATAAGGTTGGCAAGCTATTTGTGTACTAAGGTGAGCATCGGTAGTTAAATCTTCTATGGTCTGTCCCTTTTTCTTATGTTTAGCATAGACATAATCTTTAAGAAGGACGTTTATCAAACCAAACTCTGTATTAACAGTACGACTTACTTCATGAGAAAAGGTAGGTTCTAATCCACTTGATATGTTATCCGCACAGAAGCTGATAGTACCAGTAGGAGCAATAGAAATTAGATGGCTGTTTCTCATCCCCTGTTTCTTAATCTTAGCTTTTAAATAATCAGGAAACCTAGAAACAAATTTACCCTCTAGATATTTCTTTGCATCATACAAAGGGAAGGTTCCTTTTGTTGCCGCCATATCTGAACTTGCTTCATAAGCTTTGTGAGTTAGAGTACGCATAAGTTTATGTAGGAACCTAACAGTAGATGAGCTACCATACTCCATCTCCATGAGGGTAAGAATATTACCTAACCCTGTTATACCCAAACCCATACGCCGTTTAAGATCTGCTTCCTTACGTTGTTCGTTAAGAGGATAGATAGTTCTATTGATTACATTATCCATAGCTTTGACTACGATAGGTATATCTTTAATGAACTGATCAAAATCAAATCTGTATTTTAAATTACTCCCAACCCGTTGTACTGCTACATATTTAACAAGATTAAAACTACCTAGTAAGCAAGCTCCATAAGGTGGTAGTGGTTGTTCACCACAAGGATTAGTAGAAGCTATAGTCTCACAATAATAGAGGGGATTCTCATCATTGATACGATCAATAAATAATACTCCTGGTTCTGCCCAATCCCAGTTAGCTCTCATGATCTCATCCCATAAAGCATTGGCATCTATTTGTTTATATACTTCACCTTTAAATCTTAAATCAAAAGGTTTCTTATTAACAACACAATTCATAAACTCATCGGTAACACCTACTGAAATATTAAAATTAGTTAAAGCATGACCGTTACGTTTAGACCTAATAAATTCTTGAATGTCAGGATGGTCTACCCGTAACACTCCCATCATGGCTCCTCGCCTATGACCAGCCGATACAATAGTTCTACAAATAGCATCATAAATGTGCATAAAAGAAACAGGACCACTAGCGGAGCTATCAAGACTAACAATCCTATCACCGTTAGGACGTATATTACTAAAGTCATAGCCAATACCACCGCCCCGGCGCATTGTTTCTGCTGCTTGTGTAGCTTTCTCCATGATAGACTGCATACTATCTTCGATAGTGCCTGATACAAAGCAGTTGTAAGCTGTAACATCTCTTGGACTTCCCATAGCTGATTGGATTCTACCGGCTGGCATGAACCGCATGTTTAAAAAGATTTCTTTTAATTCTTTGAAGTGTTCTTCATCGTCTGACATATGGAGACTGATACGTGCCATACATTCATCAAAGGATTCGTTTGGTAAGCGGTACTTAGAAGCGTGAAGATCATTACAAGATGGCACAACCGGCCCGTACTTAGAAACAGGTTTCATTTTTTTATTCTCCAATAAGATGTGTAAGTGGTTGATTAAGTTAAAGTTTTTATAAGATGATCAAGATACCATCGGGCTTTCTTCAAGTCCTGAATACCATGCTTATACTCATATCTTAACATGTATTTTAAAATGTTGCCACGTAAATATCCACAAAAATGTTCACGAGGTACAGAATTTTCTATAACATCTATAGTTTCCATAGATTCTTGAGTGTAATGGGATGGGCTATAGACTTCAGGATCTTCATCAGTCATTCTTCTTTACTCTCATCTTTATCATTGATCAATACATTAATTCGTTTACGTTCAAAGAAAATTTCTTTATTAAAAATTTTCTTAACAAAGGATCGTGTAGAAATAGGTTCAATACCAGCAAGGAAACATATCTCTTCAAAGTCTGTAGCTGTTGTTCCATACTCTGTGATAAACCATTGAGTAGCTTCTCTACGATTACGTTTAACTTCTTCTGAATCATTAATTCGTTTCTCTTTTGTTGCATCAAGTAGGGCTTGATATATAACAGCAAGAAATAGTAATTGCTCTGGACTTTTAGAAGGTGCAGGATATTCTTTATCTTCAACATCTACAACAATAGAAGTACTGTTACTTACAAAGGTATTAAAGTGATCTAATAAAGAATTATATTCTTTATAAATATGAATAGAAGTTTTTACTTTTGTTTTTTTAACCATTGCCGTGGTACTTTACCCTGCGACCACATAAACTTATGACGATCACACCAATCAGCATAGGTTGTATTAGATCTTTTATTTAATTTATTGTTAGCATTCTGAAATATAAATCTAATATCTAAATTAGAATGCTGTTGTTTAATTAGTAAATGTTTCTTTCTATCGGCAGGTTTAAAGTACCCTTTGTATTCTATAAAGAAACCATACTTCTTAAAGAAGAAGTCAGGAGTATAATGTTTAGATACAACATAAGGTATCCTGAAATCTTCATAGGTAAATTCAATTTTGTTTTCAGATAGATATTCTGCAAACTCCTTTTCTGCTTTGCTACGATACATTCTACTCTTCTGATAAGATATATTTATCTACTAGTTCTTCAACATTTTTACAAGAATAATGTTTTCTATATTTGTTACGTCTATTTATAAGTGTACCCCATCTATTCGTGGTAAATCTATAGTCATAAGCTTTCCAATCTTTGGTAGGATGTTGTATATAAAGAGCATGATTTTTAAATTCATACTGTAACTTATGTTTATCTAAAACATTTATAGCATGTTCTAAAGTATCTGAATATTCTTTACTATTTTCTTTCATTAGCATTTACCCGTTCTTCTTCAATCTCTTTTTTAGGACGTTTAGCTACATGAGTAAAGAAACGAGAACCATTAGCATACTTAAACTTACGTAAACCGCTGCCACCATTAGCATCTTTCCAACATTCAATTTTAAAATCACAGTAAGCACAACCTGCTGCTAACTTTCTATTCCCACTCTTACCATCTTCTACATCAGAATAACAACGATCAGGTGCAGTGTCTTGATCCATTAAGGATTTTACACCTTTAACTTTCTTTTTAAAATCAATCATCTCCATAGAATCTATAGTACATACATGGATTTGTCCTGTTACTTTATTTAAAACTATAAAGGAAGCTTCATCTTCCCCATCAGCATAGCCAGATATCTGTGCTATATATCCAAAGGGATCATCATCAAAGATTGTACCCTTTACAAATTTATCAAAGCCATGTTGAGATGCACTCTTTATATCTACTACTACACCATTCACTCTTGCATCCATATGTCCAGTGATACCTTCTATTTCTTTTTTACCCTGTTCTTCTGTTACTTTATAACCTGCTATCTTAATTAGCAGGAGTAACAGATGCTCAACGATATCACCATATAAAAATTTAATACGAGTGGAAGGATGTAGTGGTTCTGCTTGATCAGCTATACGAGAAGAATACCACAATTGTCTTGTGGGTTTACCAATGTTAGAGAAACGGAGAGGGTTTTTAATTTGACCCTCTCCATCTCTTTTGGAGAATGCTTTAGTTATAGAACTAGAGACATCCGTAAGAAACTTATGCAGGTCAGCATCATTTGGCGGAGGTCCATTGGTTAGTGATTGATGTATGTCTGATACTAAGTTCTGAAGTTTACTCATTACGGATGCCTCTAGTTAGGTAGCATTTTAGATGAGGATAATAACCTTAATCAAAAGGGATATCATCAAGATCGTTATCATCATCTCCGGCAGTTGGTGAAGGTTCAGAAAGAGTAGTGACATACCCCTCTTCCACTTCAAATTCATCTGGTGGAGAATAATTTACCAGATCAAGAACCTGTACGTCTTTTAGTACCGCACGTACACCCTTACGGTTATTCATCTTCCATTCACGAGGATTGAAAGATACCTTTACCAAAGACCCATTGCCTAAGAGAGTACCAGAAATATCGTTCTTCTGAGAATCCATAAGCCTGGGCTTGGGAAGTTCAGTACCATTGTTAAGGAACTGATCCTTATACATGGTAACAAATTTACCACGGTCATCTTCCTTATCTTTGATAGGAACACCGTGACTCTTCATAGTCTTAATCCCTTCAGAATTAAGAGCTACGTCAATTGACCAACGAGGCTTTGCTTGATCAAAAGGATTTTGGGCTTTGTCTAACTTCGCCCAGAAAGCTTTTCCAGAAATTACAGGCATGGTATATATACACCTTTCAAATGTTAATGGGTCATCGCCCATGTCATACCAATTTTATACTCCGAATCGAGAGGGCAGTCAAGCCCTAAATTTTCCTCGACCCGCTTCATACAAGTCTTTGTTATCTCTCCTAATTTTTCGGCATTCTCCTTTCCTACTTCAAATTGAATTTCATCGTGGATGTTAGCTACGGGTAGTGCTTTAATGTTCTGGTTGTTAATCTCCTTCATTATCTGTATCAACCATTCCTTGCATATGATTGCACCACCGCCTTGGATTAAAACATTAAGGCTGCTATGCAAACTACGTATATGGAAATACCTTCCATCCAATCCTCGTATCATTCCTGTACGTTCTGCTGCTTCATGTACTCTGGATAACAATCTCTCTAAGGCTGGGACATTCTGTAAGAATTTATCTTTTGTTTGTTGTCCATGTCTTGCAGACTTATTCATTATGTATCCTATCTTAGCAGCACCAGCCCCATAAATCAGGGCATACACAAACGTCTTTGCTTGATCTCTAGTCTCCAAGCCAGCCATTTGTTGATTAGCAGTATGGATATCTCCATGTAAAATTTCTTCTATATACGTTTCATCCTTCATGTAATGAGCTAGAACTCTTAGTTCTAATTGAGAAGCATCACATCCTAGTAAAGTATATTTATCTGTATCTGGTACAGTCCAACATGTACGACACTCTGTTCCATAGGGAGAATAAACAGCAGGAGTTTGAGCTACATTAGGATCTAGGTGACTGCATCTTGTAGATACTGTACCTAATGTTTTTATTCTACCGTGAATACGCCATGTATCAGGGTTACAAAACTTAATCCAAGACTTAACTTGTGATGCACGTTTCTGAAGCAAAAGGTATTGAAGGATAGCTTTCGATTCAGGTATACCTTTTATCTTACCAAGCACATCTTCATTAACTATGATGTTACCCTTCTCTGTTTTGAGTTTAGGTTTCCATCCCTTCTCTACCAGACGTTCAGCTATTTGTTTACGAGAAGCAGGATTAAATTTCTCTACGCTATCCTTTAAAGGCTTACCTGTTTTCTTATGAAACCTTTTTGTAATAACAGTAGGGAATATCTCCTGAAGTTTATGTTCTATATCTATGCACTCATCAGTCAGTGAAGCCAGGAACTTAGTAGTGTATGGTAGATCAAGATAAAACCCATGACGTTCTTGTTGATCCATGTAATATCGAAAGACATGTTCTCTCTTAATACTTTCATCTGAAAAGTTTTTCTTTTCTTTATTGATAAGATGATAGTATAGTTTCTCTGTTAGTTCTACATCATTGATACAATACTCTAGCATATCATTTGAATAGTAATCAAAGTTAGGGGAAGCCATCTTGGAAAATCCAAGACGCTCTCCCCAAGCAGCTAAACTATTACCCCCTTCACGTATAGGGTTAAAGAGTTGAGACAGGATTAAAGTATCTATACACCTTGAAGCAGGATGCCGGTAACCTATAATTTTTCCAAGTACCCTAAGATCATAACTAAGAACATTATGTCCTATAAAGATAGTATTAGGTGTAGGTTTAAATTTGGTACGGCATTCTTCTTGTGTGTATGTAGTAACTTCTCCTGTCTCTAAATCTTTAGTAACAATACAAAATACTTTGGTAACTTCTTTAGTTTTATCTAGGGTATTAAGCAGTCCATTTGTTTCGATATCAATTATGAGGTATTTAAAATTATCCGAACTCTCGTTCATCATTAAATTCATCATCATCATCTGCCTCTGCATTTTGCTGTTCATCAAAAGGAATTTCGGTAAGCCTACCAGTTTGTTTATGCCATTGCAAGAGAGTTGCTGGTCCGCTTTCACCGGAGAAACGATTCTTTAAAACCCTAATCCAAGTACGGTTTCTTTCTTCTTCATCTATGGCTTGGGTATTTCTTTCCAAAGCGTAGATCATATCAGGGAGTTGAGCTAGGCTATGTGATCCACGTAGTTGATTGAGTGATATGTTAGCTCCTTCTTCATGGCCTGTACCTTGAGGTCTACTAAGATGTGAGACAACCATCAAATGGATACCAAGTTCCTGTACGAGGGTACGTAGCTTAACCATGATATCATCAATAGCTTTACGTTCATTGGTAGTCTCATATACCACCATTGATATGTGATCCAGAATAATATACTGACAATCTAATCCCTTCACCATGTACCTTACACGAGTGAGTAGATTCTCCAAGGTAGAGCTACCAAAGTGATTCCAGAATACCACCTGTTCCAGATCGTTTAAGTTATCAAGAGCTTCCTCTTTATCCTCAATAGTCCAATCTCTATCCTCTTCAGATGTTATATGAAATCTCTTTGATGCTTCTACCGATAGGATACCCAAGCCTGTTTGTCTTACACTCTCTTCAAGAAAGAGACAGCCTACCTTCTCATCAGTATTACTAATGACGTAGTGTACAAGCTCACGCATAACACTACTCTTACCTATACCAGATCCAGCAGTAAATAAAACCAGTTCATTCTTACGCATACCGTAGGTGATAGCATTCAACCCATCCCAAGGATAGGGTAAACTCCTTACTGTTTTTTCTGACAACAACCTTTCACGTAAGTCAGGACCACAGATAATACCTTCAGGTGTAAAGGTACGAGCATTCCAGAAGTCATTAACAAACTGTTGTGTCTTACCTTCCATCAGGTATTCATTAGCATCCTTACGAGTAAGGTGCATGATCTTACATGATCCAGGCTCTAACAGATTAGCTATATCTTTCATAGCTTTCTGACCAGGACCATCAGAATCAAAACATAATACTATATTTTGGAAGGTACTAAGGTAATCAAGGTTTCTTTTTATTTCACTAGGAGCAGAAGCAGCACCATTCCTAACACTAATAACAGGCCACTTGCTGCCGAGCATTTGATAAGCTGAAAGGCAATCAATTTCACCCTCGCATATAGTGATAAACTTACCACCTTCTTTAAACAGTTGCTGACCAAATAATGTAGTATCAACACCAGATTCTCCTTCAGAGTAGAATTTCTTTTCATCAACTACCCGTATCTTATTTATAACATGATCACCTTCCTTAGAATAGTAGGGGTAGGTATGAATTTCTTGATCATGTTTATTAAAACCTGTTTTAACACCATACTTTTTACAGGTTTCTAATTCAATATGCCGATCAGGAATAGTAGTAAAAGATAATTTTTTATGGACATCCATTGGTGTTTGTTTTGTTGCTGTACTCATAGGTTCATTACTTTCATCTGTTAAAGGTTTCCATTGCTTACAACTAAAGCAATAGGTATTTGTTTCATAAATAGAAAGTGCATCACTACTGCCACAATCAGGACAGGGTTGATGTGTTTGTCCTTGTTCTTCCATCTGCATCTAAAGCCTCTTCAAATGTTTTATACATTTCATTTTGTTCAGCATGATAACCAAACTTCCTAATCTTATAATGCATAGTAGGTTCTAGTGTATTAGATTTAGTATTGAAAAACTTTTTAGTTAAAGAAATATCACCTATATATAAGTCTCTGTCATAATCAGGAAAGCTTCCTATTACTAGTACATACATATCAGCTATTAACTTACGAGTTTTTCCGTAATGATCAAGAGCTTCTATAAAGAAGCAGCCTGTATCATAAGTAGTTTGTTTTAGTTCTAGTTTGTACCCATCCCGTAAACAATCTAGGTCTTTCTTATAGGTACGTGGGCCTTCATCCAAGGTTGCATTTAAATTGTAAGGGATACCATACTTTTCTTTGTACCATATCTCTGCACCCATACCTTGTAAATTAATTTCTTTACCACTTCTCTTACTATCCGAAATCTGATCTTTAACATTCATCTTACGACTAGTATCATAGATAGCATGACAATACTCTCTAATCTCTTCAACTTTTTTAGGAGTTAATTTAAATTTTTTCATTCTTATATACTCCCACATCTAGGTAATCGTTGTTTCTTTAATTTGTTAACTTCATCAGTTAACTCTTTGATTCTCTTATAAGCTTCTTGAAGTTGTCCTTGTAACTCATTGATATTGTTACGATAGATTTGCATTTCAATATCGGGTTCGATATGTTTCATACACATACTCCTAAGTAAATTGTTTACCGTTTAAGAGTTTAGACCATTTAGCAGTTTCCCTGTGACGTTTAAGAGATTCACTAATCATGTAATAATCATCTAACTCTTCTTCAGTCTTACGTTTTCTTTTCCATCCTTTCCCATCTCTCTCCATAAGATACTTGGGAATTTTATATTTAAATACAGGTGGTTTGTTATTCGACTCTTTATTTCTCTTGGGCATTTCAATCTCTATATCCTATTGGGGTTCCATCGCCATCAGTATCATAATCACATAGACTCTCCATATGTTTCCTTTGTTTAGGTGTTTCTACATGATCAATACTTATACAAGCATATCGTAACTGTTTAGGAGTAAATTTATTTTTAAATATTCTAATAGCTTCATCAGAAGTAATAGCTTCTATAGATAAACCATCAGTTTTTATTCCGTAAAAGTTTTTAGTTTTCATCTAAATGATAATCCTTCTATCCAAGCGGTTGAACTATACCTTACTCCTGCCCCTATTGGTAGTACTGAATGGGGTATGAAGGAAGGGAATAACAATAAGTCTCCTTTGTTTAAAGAGATATCATGGATACCTTGTTCCTTAGAATTTATATCCATAAGAACTAACTCACCACCTGTATACTCATCAGGTTCATTGAGTTGTAAGCTACAGCTAATCTTACGCTGCTTCTGATGATATCCAGTACCTGTTGGTATGGATAAATCTAGGTGTTGGTTATAGAAATCACCAGGGTTATATTTAAGTATTTGAATTGTTTCAATTCTATCTATATGAAAGAACCAGTTAGCTTGTTTGTTTACGGTTCTTGCATTCTGTTTATAGAACTTACCCAGATCAGATTTACAAGGATGAAATACAACTTCCGTATTCCTAACGGTAGAGTCAGTATGAAAAGAATCTTTACCTTCCCTTACCTTGGCTATGTCTGGGGTGTTATATAAAAAACTTTCTAGGATTAGGTGGTCACATAGATCGTGCGGTAAAGCATTGCGAACTATATGATATTGATTCTCAATCATTGGTTACTTCCATCTCAATCTTCATTTTAACAGGATCATGAGAATATATATCTGATATACACTGTATCAGTTCTTGTATATCATTCATGTTATGATAATGTTTAAAGGTAAGGGAACCTAACGGCTCTGGCTTAGTTTCAGGCTGGCCTTTAACAGTATAATTAGTTACGATTCTAATAT